CAAGTGGTATTATAGACTCAGTTACTGCAAGTAGTTCTGGAACACCAATAACTGGCGGTTCATCTGCCGATCATACACATGCAACTACATTCGGAACTGGAAGTGCTACGCATACACATTCAGTCACTAATTCAAACACAGGTAGTGGAACAGCATTTGGAATTATGCCACCATCAATAGTTGTTAATTTTATTATAAAAACATAGGAGAATAATTGGCTGGATCTTTTTCTTACAACACGATACCGACCAACCTTCCGAAAGGCAGTTCGTTTGAATCTGTAAAACCTCCAATTATTCCGACTGGGATAATAGAAATGTTTGCTGGTTCTACCGCACCAAACGGATGGTTGATTTGTAATGGCGATGCTGTAAGCAGAAGTGCTTATAGTGATTTGTTTAAGATTATCGGAACTACTTATGGTGTTGGTAATTCTAACTCCACATTTACTTTGCCAGATATGCGTGGAAGATGCCCTATAGGTGTTGGAACAGGTGCTTCTTTAACCGCTAGAACTTTAGGATCAAATGTGGGAGCAGAAACAGCAACATTATCAGAAGCTAATATGGCTTCACACACTCATACTGCTTCAGTAGGAACAGAAAGTGTCACACATACACACACAGGCACAAGCGGTGGACAAAGTGCAGACCACACACACTATTTTTCTCATACTGCTGGTACATCGGGTTCTTATGGTTTAATGGACTCAGCCACAGCTAGTAGTTCGGGGCAACCTAGTACTGGAGGTATTAGTGCTGATCATACCCATTCAACTACCACAGGAAATGAAAGTGCTAACCATACACATTCGGTTACAAATTCTAATACTGGAAGTGGAACAGCGTTTGGAATTATGTCGCCATCAATAGTTGTAAACTTCATTATAAAAACATAGGAGAATAATTGGCTGGATCTTTTTCTTATAATTCGATACCGACTAACTCCCCAAAAGGTAGTTCTTTTCAAGGCTTGCAATCATCTATTACTCCTATTGGAGTTATAAGATTGTTTGCTGGTTCTACTGCACCAAACGGATGGTTGATATGTAATGGCGATGCTGTAAGCAGAAATACTTATGGTGACTTGTTTAAGATTATTGGTACAACCTATGGTGTTGGTAATTCCAACACCACATTCACCTTGCCAGATATGCGTGGAAGATGCCCTATCGGTGTTGGAACAGGTGCTTCTTTAACAGCTAGAACTTTAGGATCAAATGTGGGAGCAGAAACAGCAACATTAGCGGAAACTAATCTCCCATCTCATACTCACACAGCAACAGTAGGAACACAAAGTGCCAATCATACACACACAGGCACTAGTGGCGGTGCATCTGCTAACCATACACATGGTTGGGGGAGAAATGTTGGATCAAGTGGTAGCTATGGTTTAAGGGATGGTGCTAATAGAAGTGCCAATGGAACTCCGAATACTGGATATGTTAGTGCTGATCACAGCCATTCAACTACCACAGGAACTGAAAGTGCTAACCATACGCATTCGGTGACAAATTCTTATACAGGAGGTGGAACTCCAGTTGGAATTATGTTACCATCAATAGTTGTTAACTTTATTATAAAAGTATAGGAGAAAAAAATGTTAAGTTTAAGTATTATTTTAACAAATAGAATAGATGCTTCTGGAATAACAACAGAAGATATTTATAACATTAATCTAATTAAAACAGATTCAGATGGTGTTTCAAGAAATATAACTATGCCAGTTTTACTTGACTCAGAAATCGGAAAATTTATATCTAATCTTTCTGATCAAGCATGGAATTATAATCCAACTGCTGCACCAGATCCTCTTTCTCAAGCAAAAGCATGGTCATTCCAAAATATAGATAATGAATGGGCAGCTTTAGAAAAAATTGGTTGGGATTCTGGTCGTGGATACCATTTAGGTATTTCATCCTCTGATGTAGCACTTCTTGTAGGTGTATTTTCTCTTGCAAAAGAAGCAGCAGCGTTAGGTATTCCTTTGCCAAATTTAATTAGCATGGAAAATACCGCTGTTGTTTTCTCTTCTATAGAGGAAATGACAACTGTTCTTTTAGAATATGGACAAGCTCGTTCAATTCTAGCTGGTACATTTGCAGATAAGAGAAAAGCAGTAGAAAATGCTACGGAGGTTGGTATTGTAGGTGTTGTAATTTAAACACGAATGTCTTTTATTTACTTTTCAATTTCTTTTTAGAGGCGTAAATTTAATCCATATCTCAGTCTGACTAGCATATGGGTTAAATTTTAATCCATATCTCAGTCTGGATAACATATGGATTGAATTTGCTAAAATTAAGTCTCCTACCTTATAATGAATAAGGAGGAATTATGCCATATTTTTCAATATATACACCGACACATAACGCCAAGTACTTACTTCGTGCTGCTGCTTCTTTAGAGGCACAAAAATTCAAAGATTTTGAGTGGATAATAATGCCGAATGGCAAAGTAGAATTGCCAGATGTTTCAAAACTGCCTAATTGTAGAATAATCGAGCCAAGCGACAAAAATTCTAAATTAATAGGCTTGCTTAAAGGAGAATGTTGCGATGTTGCAAAAGGTAATGTGTTAGTGGAATTAGATCACGATGACGAACTGACACCAGATTGTTTAGAGGAATTATACAAAGAATTTTCAGATGATTCTGTTGATTTTTGTTATTCTAATTGTGCCGAGTTAGATTCAAAATTAGAACCACATTCTTATTCTTCGAAATTTGGCTGGAAAGACAGACCATTTATTTATAAGGGAAGAATAATAAAAGAACAATTGTCTTTCCCCCCCACAGCAGCATCTTTTTCCAAGATTTGGTTCGCACCAAACCATGTCAGAGCTTGGAGAAGATCATTTTACGATAAAATTGCAGGATACGACAAAAGAATGGATGTTTTGGATGATCAAGATATTTTGTCACGAACTTACATCCATGGAAATGTTAAGTTTATAGATAAGTGTTTGTACATTTACTATAGACATGAAGTAAACACATGCTATGGAGATAAGAATAAATTCATCCAGACAGAAACACTGAATATTCACGATAAATACATTTACCAAATGGCAGAGAAGTGGGCAGATCTAAACAATTTACTTAAAATAGATTTATGTGGCGGTTTTAATCCACCAAAAGGTTACAAGTCAGTAGATCTACAAAATTCAGATATCATTCACAATTTAAATGATCCTTGGCCATTTAAAGATGGCGAAGTTGGAGTTATAAGAGGTCATGATGCATTGGAGCATCTTAAAGATCCAATACACATTATGAAAGAAGCACATAGATGTTTAGCTCCTATGGGTTGGTTTTTAACGCAAACCCCTTCTACTGACGGAAGAGGTGCGTTCCAAGATCCGACACACATGTCATTTTGGAACTCGAATAGCTTCTGGTATTACACAAAACAAGAGCAGGCTAAATATATTGGAACACCAGTAAGATTTCAGCTTAATAGAATAAATAACTTTTATCCAAGCGAATGGCATAAGACGCATAATATACTTTATGTAAAAGCCGATTTATTGAGATTGCCAGATAAAGGTTCTGATATTAGAGTCACTGGATTAATTGAAATTTAACCATAAGGTAATATTACAACATGGACATAGGTGTTTTTTTAAGTAATGGTTCATTTGGCGATCAATCATGGGCATTTTGCCAAATAGATGATTTGTGCAAGTATTTTAATGAAGAATCAGTAACAGTTCATACTTTTAGAAATGATTTTTATTGTCATGGAGAAAACGATTATCATGTCTTATCAACATCGCCAGATGTACTTAAATTATGGAGCATGAACAAACAAATTAAAACTATTTGTTTTCATGATGCCATAGATGAAAAGTTTAAAAAAGCAAAAAAAAATCATGGATGGTTTTGTTTTTTATTGTCTAAAGGATTTAGTCCTTATGATTATCACTACATTAAAAAAAATTTAATATTTACTAAAAACTACCCAAAAATTACTAACAAACCACTTGCAGTATTTCAACCAATTTCTTTAGCTAAAAAACCAAAAGATAAATTAGATTCTTATATTCAACCTTGGAACAAAACAATTGAAACAACATTAAACAAAGGATTTGATATTGCTGTTATTGGAACAGAATGTCAAAGAAAAGATTTTTGCAAAGTTTTTCATCATGACTTAAGTAAGCACATGATTGATTTAGTTGGAAAAACAAGTTTGGTAGAGGCTTTAGATATTGTTTTAAATCAATCATCTTTAGTTATAAGTTGTTGTTCTTGGTCGGGTGTGTTTGCCATTTCTAGCAGAATACCGACTTGCATTAGTGTGGGATACAAAATAGCAAACAACATTGATGGTTATTTAATGCCTTATTTGGGAAACAAAGATGTTTACATTCAGCAAAATGCTTCAACAAAAGAATTAGCTGATGATAATTTTTCTAAATGGATTGAAGAAATTTTTTAATTTTTTTTTTTTAGTTTGACATTTTAATGAAAAGCAAATATTATATTTTTTTCTTAGATTAATAGGAACGAATTCAACCACTAGAGATGGCACTAAAATAGTATCCAGAACTTTTATCGGACAAGATTCATCGGTTGTAAAAGATATTCACAAAGAAGGAGTATATGTAGGAACGCCAGCTAGATACTTAAAAAGTACAGAAAATTTAAAATTCTAAAAAGAGGTTTATGGAAGATTATTTTTTTGTTAAAAATGGACTTAAAGATATTAAGCAATTCGATGAAAATCATTTCATTGCAAACGAAGACAATATAGTTTTTCAAAACAATTCAGATGATATTATTTCATACGATAAGGATTATTATGATAATTATAAAAATTTAGAAAAAACAGAGATGTCTTTTCATTTGAATAAAGAAAGATATGAATTAGTTAAAAAATATTCTAAAGGAAATGTGTTCGACATAGGGGTTGGTTGTGGAACATTTATAATGTGCTGTAAAGATATTGATTGTTTTGGGTATGATATAAATCCTTTTTCGGTTTCATGGCTCAAAGATAAAAATATTTTTTTGAATCCATATTTAGAAGACACAGAAGAAATAAGTTGTTGGACTATGTGGGATGCATTAGAACATTTCAAAGATCCTCAAGAAATTTTGTGTAAAATTAAAAAAAATGATACTTTGATAATTTCTATTCCTATTTTTGAAAACTTTTTAAATCTTAAAAAAGATAAACATTTTAAACCAAATGAGCATTTCTTTTATTTCACACATTATGGATTAGTTTCTTTTTTAACAAATTTTGGATTTACTCTTTTGCATTTTGATGATTTTGAAACAAAAATTGGAAGACACAACATTAATAGATATGTTTTCATAAAAGACTAAGATTTTTCTTTTGCAGTTCGGTGTTCCTTTGATTGTTGAATATTTCGTGGAGAATAATGATGACGAAGAACGATGAAGATCCAATGTATGTCTCAGTAGAAATGAATCTTTATTCGTTCCACATCTATAAGATTGTACTTTATGGACTTGAACATCACCCTGCTAGTCAGCAAGGAAGAATGCGTCTTACGAAAATAGAGTCCATAGATAGTAGTAAAATTTCCGAAGAAATAATTGTTGTCAAGGCATGGTCTGAAATGACGGAACCTGCATCTGTAGTCTCGATAGACTTGTCGATGAAGCAATTTAATAGAATTATTTGGGGTGGATTCCAACGATATTTTGGTCCATCTGTTTATTCGGTTGCATGTGTAGGTGTGTCTCATCTTGTCGATTCAATTCTTTCTTCGTATGTCTTGAAAGTGACTTTTAGGGGTGAATTAGACAAAACAGACGAAGAAAAATGTTTTTCGCACATGCTTGAACTGGCTGATCCTGAATTGTTCTATCAAAATCAAAAAGATAGAGAAAACAAACTGCATGCGGAATTGGCTAAATTTAAGGGAGATGAGGCATCATCACGAAACGAATTTCGGGATGATATCAAAGAGAGACATATCGGCAAGGAATGGGATGAATGGGATTCAACTCCTCCCCTTACGGAAGGAACTCCTCCCCTTGCTACCAACGCAAAGGGGGAAGCTACCAACGCAAAGGGGGAAGCTACCAACGCAAAGGGGGAAGCTACCAACGCAAAGGGGGAAGCTACCAACGCAAAGGGGGAAGCTACCAACGCAAAGGGTGCAATTGGAGTAGTAGGACATCTTGGAAAAGAAGGGGAGGCTGGAAAAAGCCAACAGCAATATATAGCTGAACTCGAAAGGGCTATGCTTGATAATAGCGAATGCAATCTTGAGATTCAAAAACATCAAAAAGAATACATTGAAGAACTTAAAAAGATTATTGACACCACTAATAATTATAATATTGAGCTTCAATCATATCATGGTTTACTGGAGATGCTAGTCGAGCGATACGAAAAAGCGATATTAGAGCATAAAAAAGAAACGACACAGCATTGGAAAAATCTTGGAATTGATGAAGTTCAGATACCAGATTTAGAAATGAATAAAAAGCTGTGGTCGGCAATTTATAATACAGAAATTATAAGGGCAAAAACTATAAGGTCACAAACTGTGACCAAAGAACTAGAAAAAGAAAACGCAGATTTGAAAGTTAAATTGAAAATGGCTTTAGGATTGCTTTCCGTTAGAGAACAAATGTTGGTAAACTTAGAAGAGAGTAGTTTGTAGTTCGTCACATTAAAAGGAGAACGATCATGACATTAATTAGTGATTTAAAAAAGAAGGTTTCCAAATTGGATATTTTGATTAATTGTGTTCAATATACACACAATCCTGCTATGGCTAACAAATTGTATAATGATGAGGTTAAATTAATATTAGAAGAGCTTCAAGAAAATATGTCAACATTAGCTTGCGATTTAGTTTTAGAAATTGCAAAAGAAGACGATGCCGATGAAGGCATACTTTGGAACGCAAAAAATATTCGTGAAGAAAGAGCGAAAAAAGCAACAGGAGAAAAGCATGAGTGACTTGGAAATAAAAATAGACAGAGAAAAAGCATTGTTGGCACTGAGTGACGCACTGGAACTAGGTAAGGGCGACCCTGAGATAGCCCATGTAAACGCTGATAAAGTTTTATGTGAATTGCTTACAAGTCTTGGTTTTTCAGATGTAGTTGAAGAGTTTAAAAAAGTGCCTAAGTGGTACGCATAATTCAGTCGCCAAAGCAACAGGATAATTTCATGAGCAAGTTTGAAAACAAAAGTGACAAGTTTGATTCTCATACATTAGTTGATGATCTAAAGTGTGCGGTTATATTGAAAAAGAATTTAAATGGTGCGTATTTGACCAGTGCGGATGTGCTTGATGCGTATTTGAATGGTATGGATGCGATTCCTATTGATCTGAACAAGGAAACAAAAAATGATATATAGAGTAATTGAAAGAAAGACAAATCTATATCGCAACCAATTCACCTATTGGGATAACAAAGTACTCTATTGTGGCATCAATAAAACACAAGCTAGAGTGGCTTATCTTTCGAGTAAGCCATATGACTACAACAATGGATTTGGGGAAACCGCTTTTGAAACTGTTATAGAAGAGTTTGAAAGCTATTCTAAAGATCTTAGATCAGAAGAAGTAATTTTTACTAATAAAATTGAAATAGATGAACAAGCAGTAAAAAAAACTATTGCCGAAATAAAAGAATTAAACTGTTCTGAAACTGTTTCGACATCACATGTTAGACTATCAAGAAAAAATAATGATTTGAATGTAGAGATTAAAGTTGGAGAAAAATGGATATGTGTGATCAATGATATTTATGATCAAGATTTCGTGCATGTCATTACAGTTTCAGACCTTTCTGAAGTCAACAAGAAATTTAGGATGTAAAAAATATGGCTTTGAATCATTTAATTTTGGCATTGCTATTTTTGGCGATATTGTTTCAAATCGTAATATTACTTAGTCCAAACGATGAGATCGAAGAATGAATCTACAAGAATTGCAGCAAGAGGTTTTAGACGCTTCTTTTTCCGTTCACAAATCAAAGTTAGCTTTGCGAAATGCAAGAATTGCTACTTTGGAATCCCACAAAAGATATAATATTGTTTCGAAGAAATATCAACTTGCGTTAAAAGAGCAAGATAAAATCGCATATGAAGCAGTAGTTAGTGGTTGTGCAACACTAGCTTGCTCTGCCAGATGTATTGTGAGATTAAGATGAAGGCAGAAGAGTTTGACGAGAAGTTTGATAATGGAGAAGATATATTAAGTTGTTTGAATATCGGGGAAACCATGACTTTACCACAGGAAAGAACTAGGTCGATTGCACAAACAAGAAAATTCTTGGTTGATCTTGCGTTTAATTTAAAAAGAATTCCAAAAGAAGTACGAGAAATGGCTAAGGGATGTTTGCGACATTACCCTGATGTATCACATATTCAAGAAATGTGTGAGAAATGTCCAGAAATAATGGATATGCAAACTACCAATTCTATGATAGAATGTTTTCGTTGGACTGGTGTGGATGATGCTGTTAAATTGGGCAAGAAAATCAAGAAAGAAAGAAAGAAAAAATGAAAATTAATTCTCCAGTTATTGCGATATACATTCTTCTAATATTGGTTCCTATTTCGTACTGCATATATTTGAATGCAGAGATGAAAAACGCAATGGAGGATTACAAGTATATGCACAGTAAGGCTTTTGTCCTAGAAGATAAGGTAAACTACGAGGAACTAACGAACTATAATACTGGGTTTAGCGATGGATACGAGAGTGCTAAAACTCAAGAAAAGTTGATTGGTTGGCAGGC